AAACAAGTTAAAAACGCTCTCAATGATCAGGGATATTTTTTAACCAGAATTGAAACCCTGACTGTCTCAGGTGTTCCAGATGTTTTTGGAATATATAAAAGCAAATCTTTTTGGTGTGAATTAAAATCAAATCAGGTCAATTATCCGACATTAAATAAATATCAAATCGTATGGATCAACAGAGCCATAAAACATGGCGCAACGGTTTTGATCTTGGTTAAAGGGCAAAAGGACAAGACCCTTAAAATTTATAGAATTCGTTCTTTTTTTACAGATCCGCGCGCCCTCGAGCCTGATTTTGTTATTAAAATTCCGATCCGATGGCCGTTGTTCGTTGACCATTTTACGCGCTTACTGTTGACCGATTAACTGACCACGTACAGCGCACCGTTGACCGTTGTTTTACCGTTGTCCGGTGTGCATTTAGAAGGCTCATTGGCCAGCGCAAAACGAAACGCGATCCGCGAAAAAAAAAGCACCTCGCGTCTAAAAACGGTTCTTCTGTCGCGCAACATGGTGCAAGTCGAATAGATACACAGGGGACCCAAATGAAATGGAATAGTTGAAAGTGTTTTTGGATTAGTCTATGTTGAAAAGGGGCACCATGAATTTAGATCAATTAACAGATGAAGAACTAAAGGATTTAGTTTTAAAGAAGCAATTAGAATATATTAAAATTTGCCAGGATGATTTCTTAGCTTTTGCAAAAGCAGTTTGGCCTGATTTCATTTACCGTAAAACAAAGGACCCAAAAAAATATGGGCACCATCAAATAATTGCAAAGTCATTTGAAAACATTGCAAACAACAAAGAAAAAAGATTGATCATCAACATGCCTCCTAGGCATACTAAGTCAGAGTTTGCTTCATATTTATTTCCTGCGTGGATGATTGGCCGTAATCCTAAAATGAAATTGATGCAGGTTTCACACAACGCAGAACTTGCAACAAGGTTCGGTAGCAAAGTTAGAAACTTAATGGAAACCGAAGAATACAAAATGATATTTGGAGATGTTAAACTAAGAGAAGATAGTAAAGCAAAAGGTAGGTGGGAAACCAATCACGGTGGTGAATACTTTGCAGCGGGTGTGGGCGGATCAATAACTGGTCGAGGGGCCGATTTGCTGATTATCGATGATCCACATACTGAACAAGACTCAATGTCAGACTCAGCGATGGATCGTGCATACGAGTGGTACAGTTCAGGACCACGACAACGTTTACAACCAGGCGGAAGAATTGTAGTGGTAATGACTCGTTGGGCCACGGACGATCTAACCGGAAGATTAGTGAAGGCTCAATCAGAACCAAAAGCTGATAAGTGGAGAGTCATTGAGTTTCCTGCAATCATGCCATCGGGTAAACCTGTTTGGCCTGAGTATTGGAATATAAAAGATTTAGAAGCGGTCAAAGCATCGGTGTCCACGAAGAACTGGAACGCACAGTATATGCAGGACCCAACGTCAGAAGAAGGTGCGATCATCAAAAGAGAATGGTGGAACAACTACGATAAAGAATACCTCCCTAAATTGCTACACGTCATACAAAGTTACGATACTGCATTCAGTGCAAAAGAATCTGCAGATTACTCTGCAATTACAACATGGGGAATATTCCAACCTGTAGAAGGATATGAGGATCACATAATTTTATTAGATGCTATCAAGGGAAGATATGACTTTCCTGATTTGAAGAATCTGGCCTTAGAGCAATATCATTACTGGGAACCTGAAACAGTTATCGTGGAGGCTAAAGCATCAGGACAACCATTAATTCATGAACTAAGACGAGCTGGTATTCCTGTTATAGATTTTGTACCTGCAAAAGGAAGAGATAAGCATACTAGGATAAATAGCTGTGCACCGGTGTTTGAGTCTGGAATGGTTTGGGCTCCTACAGATGAAAAGTTTGCACAAGACGTTGTTGAAGAATGTGCCGCTTTTCCTAACGGACAATACGATGACTATGTTGATTCTATGACCCAAGCTGTGTTAAGATATCGACAAGGTGGATTTGTTACAACGTACTCGGACGATTGGGACGACCCGCCAATAAAATTTGAAAAAGAGTATAAATATTATTAGTTATGGAAAAAGCAAAAGATTATAAAAAATATTTAAAAACTTTGAAAAAAATTACAAAGCCAAAAGGCATGGATGATTTAACCAGATCCAGAGTTGGTGATTTCACAGTAGTTGGTCGAATAAAAAAATTATTAAAAAAAAGAAGAGGAGGAGCGATGCTCAAAAATCCAGGCAAAGCAGATTTAGATAAAGACGGAAAACTTTCCGGTTACGAAAAGAAAAGAGGAATGGCCATTGAAAAAGCCATGGGTGCTAAAAGAGGAAGGTTTGCAAAAACTAGAAAAAAATTTGGCTCAGATGAATTTAGTACATATAATAAAATGAGAGACATGATGGATACTCAAAGAAAAATGCAACAAAGAAAAAAAGATATGGAAAAAGATAAACAAAAAATTTCTGAAAAGAAAAAAGGTATTGCAGTTAAATCTGGAGGTATGATGAAATATAATAAAGGTGGTGGTGCTGATACAGGTAAAAAAGGTGAATTAAAAAGTAAACTCGCTGTAGGCAGTGATAAAATGAAAAGAATTAATAAAATTTTAAAAAGAATTGGTGGACGTAAAGCACCAAAAAGACCAAAGCTTCAAGCTCCTGAAAGAGGACCAATGATACCTTTGAAAGCTAAAACAGGTGATGTTGTACAAAACCCAAGAAGAAAAAACGATCCAAGAACTAGAGATGAAAGAGTTAAAAAAGCATTTCCTAAAAAAACTCCAAGACAACAAGGAGTTATATCTACTTTAGGTTCTCAAAACCCAATGAAAAGGGATAGACTTAGAGAAGGTTCAAAAGCAAGAAGAAGAAAAATGTTTACGGATGCTTTAAGAAAATTAGGAGCTACTGGAAGTTTATTAACTCCTGGAGGAGCTGCAGGACCTATTGCTAGAAAAATAGGTAAAAAGATTTCTAAAAAAATGGGTGGTGGCATGATGATGAAACCTATGGGTTATAAATCAGGAACATCCGTTATGGCTAGAGGTTGTAAACTTGGCAGAAAAAAAGCAACTAAAATAATGTAGTTGATATTCAGCCATGACAAGGCTAAAAGGATAAAAATATATGGCTGTTGAAAAAAACGAAACTACTGTCGAAGAAGAATTAAAAGCTACAGATCCCGAGAACAATGAGATTGAAGAAGAATTAGAAGTTTCTGTTGAAGGGGAGGAACCTGAAGAAGAATTAAGACCTCAAGACGATTTTAATGCTAATCTTGCAGAGTCAATGGACGAGAGAACATTATCTCGTATGGCCAGTGAATTAGTACAAGATTATAAAAAAGATAAAGAATCTAGAAAAGAATGGGAAGATGCTTACATAAAAGGTTTAGATCTTTTAGGGGTTAAGTACAGAGAAGTAAGTAGACCATTTAAAGGAGCTTCAAATGTCACTCATCCGTTGCTCGCGGAAAGTGTTACACAATTTCAAGCTCAAGCATATAAAGAATTAGTACCCAGCGATGGCCCGGTTAGAACACAAATAGTAGGATTACAAACCCCGCCAATTGAGCAACAAGCAGACAGAGTAAAAGATTACATGAACTATATGCTCATGGAAAAAATGGAGGAGTACACAACTGATATGGATCAGATGTTATTTTATTTACCATTGTCCGGTAGCACTTTTAAAAAAATCTATTACGATGAATTAATGCAACGGCCTGTATCTAAATTTATTCCAGCAGAAGATTTAGTGGTGCCATATTATGCGTCTGATCTTAAAGATACAGATAGAATTACTCACGTACAACGGCTAACGGAAAACGAAGTCGTGAAACAAATGGCAGCAGGATTTTATCGTGAGGTAGAATTGACAGGATCAGTAGATGACACAGACGAAGTTCAGAAAAAAATTAATGAACTTGAAGGTGTGAAAAAAGCAGGTAGTGATGATCTTCACACTATCTTAGAAATGCACGTTGATTTACATTTAGATGATTACGAGAAGTTTGATTCTCGTGCACAAAGTATAAAAATTCCTTACGTGGTCACCATTGACGAAGGCAGTGGTGAAATATTATCAATCTATAGAAACTATAGACCAGACGATCCAACATACAAAAGAATAGAATATTTTGTTCATTACAAATTTTTACCTGGTTTAGGTTTTTATGGCTTTGGCCTTACACATATGATAGGTGGTTTGTCTCAAGCGGCTACACAATCACTAAGACAATTGATTGATGCAGGTACTTTAAAAAATTTACCAGCAGGATTTAAGTCTAGAGGTATCAGAGTAAGAGATGATGATCAACCAATTCAGCCTGGAGAGTTCAGAGATGTGGATGCACCGGGTGGAAATATTAGAGAACAGTTTTTTAACCTACCATTTACTGAACCATCAGTAACTTTATTTAACCTTTTAGGTTTTTTAGTGCAAGCAGGACAAAAATTTGCAGCGATAACTGATAACAATATTGGAAATGATGCTCAAAACAGAGCAGTAGGCACTACTGTGGCCATGATGGAGCGTGGTTCGAGGGTAATGAGTGGTGTTCACAAGCGTTGTTACTATGCAATGAAGATGGAATTTAAGATTTTAGCAAGAATTATGGCTGAATCGTTACCACCTGAGTATCCATATGACGTTTATGGTGGTCCAAGATTTATAAAAGCATTAGATTTTGATAATCGTGTTGATATTTTGCCTGTTGCAGACCCAAATATCATGAGTATGGCACAAAGAGTGATGCTTGCACAGACACAATTGCAAGTAGCAAGCTCAAATCCAGCTTTACACAACATTCATGAAGCATATAGACGTGTTTATGAAGCGTTAGGAACAAAACAAATAGAAGCTTTGCTAAAACCACCACCAAAACAGCCTGAACCTATGGATCCTGCGAAAGAAAATGCACGTGCATTACAGATGCAATTACTTACAGCGTTTGAATTCCAAGATCATGATGCACATATTGCTGCTCATATGGCATTTATGCAATCAAGAATGGTTCAAATCAATCCACAAGTTTATGCGTTGTTACAATCGCACATTTCTGATCACATTTCTTTCAAAGCAAAGACAGAAGTACAAGAACAATTGATGTCTGACCCTAATATGGCAGCGTTAGCACAACAGGACCCACAACAATTCCAAATTCAATTTGATAAAGCAGTTGCAACTGCAGTTGCAGAGATAACTGAACAATTAGTTAGAGGTGAGATGCAAGCACAAGCTGGTAAACAAGATCCTTTAGTTAGATTAAAACAACAAGAGATAGATTTAAGAGCCATGGACTTACAAAGAAAAGCTGCAGAAACTAAAATGAGAGCTGAGATGGATATGCAACAAGAAGCAGCTAAATTAGATTTTCAATATGATAAACTTGCGGAGCAAGCTGCACAATCAGATGAAAGATTAGATGTAGCTAGAGAAAAAATTGCAAAAAAATAAAGACCCAAGAATAGGAACAGGTAAAAAACCAAAAGGTTCTGGGAGAAGATTATATACAGATGAGAATCCTAGAGATACAGTAAGAATAAAATTTGCAACACCAGCAGATGCAAGTGCCACAGTTGCAAAAGTAAAAAGAATTAACAAACCATTCGCTAGAAAGATACAGATCTTAACAGTGGGCGAACAACGTGCTAAAGTGATGGGTAAATCAAAGGTAGCATCAATATTTAAAGCAGGAAAAAATGCGATCAGAAAAACAAAAAAAACGTAAGGGACTTAGTGGAGGAGTAAGATATGGACCGCCCCCTAAAAAAGGGCCTAACCCACAAGGAATAAAAGTAAGTGAACGAAAAAAACTCTTACGAAAACTTGCCGGAAAAGCATAAGTTAATTTTTCTTGCAGGACTGTTTGACGGTGAAGGAAGCTTCGGTGTATGGGGCAAAGGGGATGGTAGAAAATCATTTCAATGTTCTGTTGAAATGTGTGATAAAGATTCGGTACAAAAATTCGCAGAATTTTTTGGCGGAAGAGTAGTAAAACCAAGACTTAGAAAAAGTCATTGGACACAAACCTATAAATGGAAGCTATCCGGTGGTAGGGCTTACGAATGTATTGAGATGATGATAGAATATATGTGTTTACGAAGACAGGAGAAATACGCAAATGTGGTTTCAAGCAATTAAATTAGCAGTATCTGCAGGAAGTAAGATATACGCTAACAAACAAAAAGCGAAGATGGCAATGTCTGATGCACAATTGCTACACGCAGAACGTCAAGCTCGAGGTGAGGAAGCTTACCAGGGTAAATTGCTAGAGGCTAGACAGTCGGACTGGAAAGACGAGGCGGTCCTCATCATATTAAGTTTGCCCGTGTTGGTGCTCGCTTGGGCAGTGATATCGGATGA